AAAACTGGCGCACCAAGTCTGGTAAACCATCATCTGAAACTGGCGAGAGGTATCTGCCTGAAAAGGCCATCAAAGCCCTGACTGCGGCTGAGTATGCGGCAACCACAAGAGCAAAGCGTGAGGCTACTAAAGCTGGAAAGCAATTTGCCAAGCAACCCAAAAAGATTGCTGAAAAGATCAAGGGGTTTAGATGAAAACCCCAGTCTACGCACGCAAAGAAGGGCAGAACCCAAAGGGTGGTTTGAACGCCAAAGGTCGTGCCGCCGCCAAAGCAGAGGGCATGAATCTGAAACCTCCAGTCAAGTCAGGGGACAACCCACGCAGGGCATCATTCTTGGCTCGCATGGGTGGCAATCCTGGCCCTGAATATAAAGATGGTGAACCCACCCGACTGCTGTTGAGTTTGAGAGCTTGGGGCGCATCATCCAAAGCTGATGCACAAGCCAAAGCAAAACGCATCAGCGCACGCAACAAGGCAAAATAAAAATGGATTACGAAACCTTAAAAAACGTGCTAAATGAAAATCAAGGGAAGAACTTTGTTCGCAGGATTCTTAATCCCGAGGCCTATCCAGTCATGGATTTAGGCAAGGGTGAAATTGCTACACATCAAATGGAATATTCAGAAGCTGGGCCAAATAAGTTTATTGTTTACCCAAGAATTGCTTACGAAAATAAAGAACTAAAAAATTATGGTGATGATGCCTTTGATAGGGCGTTGAAAAGCAAGGACTACATTTCGTTTGATAATGAAGCAGACGCAGAATACTTTTCTAAAAACTACAAAGAATATTGGGATAAAGAAAAGAAAGTCTTGCCATCAGTTGGTGGTGAATAATGCAGATACCTATCCTTAACGGTATTTACACCGACAACACCCCTGAACTGCGGACATCGTACCCAGTCAACCTAGTGCCAGTGCCAAAACAATCAGGCATCAGCAATGGCTTTCTGCGGCCTGGAGATGGCATTGTGTCTAACGGCACAGGCCCAGGCATTGATCGAGGTGGCATCAACTGGCAGGGTAGTTTGTATCGTGTGATGGGCACAAAACTCGTCGAGATCAACAGCACAGGAACAGTGACCACATTGGGTGATGTTGGTGGTCCAACAGATCAACTGGTGACCTTTGATTACAGCTTTGAGCAACTGGCGATTGCATCTGGTGGGCGACTTTATTACTGGAACGGCACAACGCTAACTCAAGTCACAGACCCAGACTTGGGCACAGTGCTTGATTTATGCTGGGTGGATGGTTACTTCATGACCACTGATGGTGAGTTCTTGATCGTTACTGAGTTGTCCGACCCATTGGTTGTGAATCCGCTGAAGTATGGAAGTTCAGAGGTTGACCCTGACCCTGTGGTGGCTTTGCTGAAACTGCGAAACGAGGTCTATGCGCTGAACAGAAACACAGTCGAGGTATTTGATAACGTGGGTGGGGAGTTATTCCCATTTGCCAGAATTGATGGCGCACAGTTGCAAAAGGGCGTGGTTGGTACACAGGCTTGTTGTGTGTTTATCGAGCGCATTGCTTTTCTAGGCAGTGGGCGAAATGAAGCCCCAGGTGTCTACATTGGGGCAGCGGCAACAAATCAAAAAGTCAGCACCCAAGAAATTGATAACATTCTTTTGGAATACACAGAAGCGCAATTGTCTTTGGTGAAGTTGGAAGCCAGAAACGACAAGAACCACCAACATCTTTATGTGCATCTGCCTGACCAAACTTTGGTTTATGACGCATCTGCATCTGAGGCTTTGCAAACCCCGATCTGGTTTGTTTTGGTCAGCACATTGGATGGTATTTCCCAATACAGGGCGCGCAACATGGTGTGGGTCTATGACAAGTGGATGGTGGGTGACCCTCAAAGCACCAATATAGGTTATCTGGTGCAAGACATTGGCAGTCACTGGGGCCAGCAAGTGCGCTGGGAGTTTGGCACGATGATTGTCTACAACGAGAGCAATGGTGCTTTATTTAATGAGTTGGAGTTGGTTAGTTTGACGGGTAGCGTTGCGCTTGGTAAGAATCCACAAATCAGCACAAGTTACAGCGTGGATGGCAAAGCCTATTCACAAGAACGATTCATTTCTGTTGGCACAATTGGCAACACCAAAAAACGACTTGCATGGTTTCAGCAGGGGCACATGAGGAACTGGCGCATCCAGCGTTTCCGTGGCGATAGTGATGCCCATGTATCCTACGTGCGGCTTGAAGCCCAGATCGAGGCATTGGCGTACTGATGGCAACCGCACCTGTTTCCCGTAGATTGAACCTGACGCGAGACCAGCTTGCCGAGTTTCTGACTGACCAACAGCAGATCAGGCAATTTGAATTGTTGTTTTCTACGGTTGACACATTGCAAGTCATTGTGGGAACTGACTTTGAGTTCCAAGCAGATAATGCGGCGGCTACGGCAAATGAAGCACTGGCGCAAATTAGTGCACTAGAACAAGTATCAGAGTTGCTGGCACTTGCCCCTGTGCGTAATAATGTGGAACTGGCGCACGATGTAAATGGCATCTTGCCCTATGCAAACCAAACCCCAAGGGTGAGATCAAATCAGGTGCTGACATGGCTTTCGATGTAATCACCCCTGTTAAATTAGGCCAAGCCGCCATCACTACTGGCTTGACAACGCTTTACACAGTGCCAGCGGCAACCAGAACTTTGCTCAAAGAATTCAGCATTGCCAATACCACGGCGGCAGATATAAACGTGCGTGTGTTTTTAGTGCCATCAGCAGGTACTGCAGGAACGTCAAACGCTTTTCTGTACGATGTGCCTGTGCCATACGCTAATGCCTTGCAATACAACGGTATTGAGGTGCTTAATGCTGGCGACAGCATCCAAATTCAGGCTGTATCAACTGGCCTCACAATCATTGCAAGCGGTGGCGAAGCCACTTAAGGAGAAGACATGACAGTAACAGTGAAAGTTCTGATTCCAGCAAAACAAGCTGTAGGCACGCAATTCACTCAATATACAGCCACCAACTGTAAAACCATTATTGACAAGTTCACCGCCACCAATACCACGGCGGGTAATGTGGCCATCAGCGTTAATTTGGTAACCAGTGGTGGAGTTCCAGATGTAACCAACTTAATTGTGGATACACGAAGTCTTGCGCCTGACGAGACTTACACTTTCCCTGAATTGGTTGGGCAAGTACTTGAACCCAATGGGTTTATCTCAACCATTGCAAGTGCCGCCACATCACTGACTATCCGCGCATCTGGGCGCGAAATCACTTAAGGAGAACACAGCATGGATAAATTTATGATGATGCCCAAGGGGTTCATGGGCTTGCCGATGGATGAGGAATTCATCACCAATGCCGAAAACAAAAAGAACTACGCCATTGCGGTGCAGGACTGGAACTATGGCCCCGAAATGCCTACCAATGAGCCAGGGGCCAATAAAGAGTTTTACGTTGGGCTGGCAGAGGCCATGCAGTGCGATGAAAAAGACGCACGGCGCAAGCATTGCTCAAACTGTGATTATTACGATAACTCATTTATGACCCAAGTGCGGATTGAGCGAATCCCAATGGCGGCATACGACAAAGGCGCAGGGTTTAGGGGTCATTGTGAAAAGCTGAACTTCATCTGCAACGATATGCGGGTTTGTCAGGCTTGGGAAGATAGAGAGTATGAGGATTGACCTTTTGTCAATTTGTGCGAAAATCAAGCCGCTGAGTCTATCTGGCATCCAGCGGCCTTCCCTACATAGGAGTTGTGCATGACCGATGGACTGCGAGAGAACCTAACAAAGGTTTTTATGCTACCTGATTCAGCCGTTGAGTGGTTGATGATGGTGTATGACGCAATCCAAGTCTTTGATGATGTAGCGGATGGCGATACAGTCGAGCGCAAAGACCTCAATGCGGTCATTTGGAATACGCTGGTGGGTATGCCCCAGAATACTTTTTTCATTGCCAACAACCACCATCTAGTGCCTTTGCTGGCTACAAACATTCTCAAGTGGCAAGCATCAGATACGGCAGAGCGCAATAAACAGGCAGATGCCAAATCTTTCATGTGGCGTGCTGGATATTACGATCTGGTTTTGATGACAGTCTCGCTGGTGCATGGTGCTGGTTTTGCCACTTTAAATGGTCATCATGTGATGGCCTTGTATGGCGAAAAATTTGAAGATTATTTGAAGGAGTTTGGCGATGCCTGATCCAGTCACAGCCCTAGTCGTAGGTGGAACCTCACTTGTAAGCAGTTATGTGCAAGGTGAAGCGGCAAAAAGTGCCGCAGGTACACAAGCGGGAGCCGCACAAGCAGGAATTTCTGAACAGCGTACCGCCTTTGATAAGTTGCAAGCCTTGCTTCAGCCTTATGTTG